CCTTCTGTTGGATTCGTCGATGAAGTGTAAGTAAGGTGAGCCAGTTCTGAACCGAGCTTCAAGTATTCTTTCCCACAAGCTTCTAGCTGGGATTGAATCTCTGACAGATCCGTCATTAGGGTCTCGTAATTGCCATTCTGTTCCATTTTCTACCGCCTCCATAAATTCGTCGGTGATGTTTACGGCATTGAACAGGTTGAAACATTTCCTGTTGATGTCGCCGCCTGTTGGTACTTTGAAGTTAATGAACTCAATAATGTCGGGATGCGACACATCGAGGTATGCGGCATAGGAACCTTTGCGTGTGCGTCCTTGCTTCCATGCTGTCATGCCGGAATCAACGACTTTCATGAAGGGAATGGGGCCCGGTGCTTTGTCGCTTATACCGCGTACATCAGACCAGTGACCACCGACTCCACCTCCTTTGACAGATAGCCATGCAGTTTCAGCATTGTGAGCAATAAGGGAGTCCAGATTGTCACCAACATAAGTGAGGAAACAACTAATAGGAAGTCCTTTGGCTGGTTCGTCATCTCTAGGTGCATTAGATAAGACCGGAGAAGCAAACATAAACCAACGCTTGCTAGCATAGTCATAAATGCGTTGAGCAAAAGCATAGTCGCCTCCACAGTAAGCGAGAGCCGCACGAGCAAAAGCCTCTTGCGGGCTGGACTCGTCAGGAAGCATATAATAATCCGTAAGAAGTTTTAGGGCTTGGCCTGAGAATTGTTCGTCACGGTCATAGTCAATGGCAATTCTGCCACAGTACATCGCTTCCATCTTATTGCAGTTCCTTTATTAAACGTTCCACGTACCACTTGCATTTTTCAGCGTTAATACGGGGGGTGTCTTTTTTGTGCAACCGCAATAAATATTTTATTGCAGTGCAACGTAAATGTCCAGTAAATTCTTCATCAGAACAAAATGCCCGCATAACTTCAATAGCTTCAAGGGTCTCTGTCTTATAATGATCGGGGTTTATTAGGTCTTTCATTGCAGTATGTTGCCAAAATCTGCCTGAATAACATTACCTTCCATGCCTTTGATACGTTCTTTGTGCTCGGGTTTTAGATCTTCTTCCGGGACGATTTCACCCAGCGTCTCCAGCGTAACCCTTTCCAATCCCATGTCGTAGAGATTGTCGAAGTCTTCGTGTACTGCCCCAAGTAAACCTTGAAGTATAACATACGTCGGGTTAACCACCTTCTCACCTTCAACTTCATCGTGAGTATCGCGAGTTGCATATGCACGAATAGCAAAGCCATCCTCGTTTCCATCTTCATTTTCTAGTGGCTCCAGCACTATGTAGTATCTACCTTTAAGAAGTCCTGCCTGTTCAAGGGCGGCAATCTTTTCTTGATCGAGTATTAAATCTGTCATGTTGTTTTCTCCAACCATTCAAGTGGGAGGTAACCATCCGCCCATTTAATCTTGTGCTTATCGCACCAAGAACCATAAGTTGTTTTGCTACTTCTGTTTAGCTTGTTCGATGCTCTCAGGAAAAGCATCCGTATGTCAAGGGTAGGATTGTCTTTAATTACGAGTAGCATTTTTTGTCGGTCAGCCGGTGAAAAGAAACCCTTAGCTTCGACATATATGTCAGAAGCAGGTAAATAAAAGTCCGGCGTATAGGTCTTAGGTTTAGGGTAGTACACTAGCTTGTGGCTTTCGTACTCGTACTTGACGCCTTGTTCTGAAAGTTTCTTAGCTACTTGTAGTTCGTAGTCTGAACGGAAGCGATGTCGCTGGGGTTTGCTCATAAATTTATCAACGAACTCAAGGAGTTAGTTATCCTATGGTATAATTTAGGTGATGTTGCTTTAAGTTTTTCAAGAGCAATTGTATATTCGTCTCCCGGAAATAAAACGATACGTCCGGCATTGACAGTGTTTGCGATAGCTACTAACTCGTCAGTGTTAACTTTTCCATCTCGTTCCCACGTTTCGTGAGATAGCGGTTGACCAAAGTGTTGCCACATTGTGATGGGAAGACACCTCTGAAAGTTTCTAGCCCACCGAGTCCACGGGTCACCCCCTGACTTATCATGAGCTTCAATGTAAACAGCGTATGCATTTTCATTCAGATACAGAGCTTGTCGTTCTACTTTCTTTGTCATCAATATCGGCATCACCGTTCCCTACTACGATCTTACGAATGGTTGCTAGTCCGTCTACCTTTATGCCTGTCCCATAATCATTACAATCAAGTTGTTCAAACACTCTACCCCGTTTGTATGTCATATCATTAATCTGATATATCGTGTTGTGCAGTAACTCCTCCGTCAACGGGCGAAGCTCTTCAATTAACATAACGTTATGTTTCTCTACATCCTGCATAATCCTAGCTCGAAGTTTAATTAACTTTCCTTGTAGCTCAACTACTTTTCGTACATCTTTCTCTTTCATATTTCTTTCACCTTCAGAGTGTGATACCAAGCAAGCGGCTTGTTTCTAGCTCGTGATGTAACTTTTGGATGTTGCACAGCATTAGGCCAGCAATGCTTTCGGTACCCACAGAACGTGCATATCTTGTTTAGTATTTTGTTTCCGGTTTTAATTCGTTCACCTTTTAGAACGTACGCTTCGTCTTCAGGTGAAAGAGGAGGTGTCTTATACGTGTAGTTTGACATGAGTGCTTCAATTACTTTTGAAGCCTCTCCAAGGTAAGTGTCTCGGTCCTGCTTCTGATCGTCAGGAGCCTCCACAAACTTTATTTCACCTGAAGATTTGTCAACTACAATCCACCCACCAAAGTTGAGTCCCTTTGATTCAGAGTACAGATGCCCCTGCATCAGATAACCAAAGGGGTCATCTTCCTTCATGTTCTCATATCCTTTTGAAAACTTGTACATGAAAGAATACGGAGACGCAGACTTAACATCCCACACTTTTTTACCATCAACCGGGTCGTCAATAACTAGATCGAGTGTGCCCTGTATTTTTTCTCCGGCTAGCTCTAATTCACACTGGCCCTGTGCCTCAGTAATTTTAACTCCTGCACCTTTGAGTATCGCCATGACAGCACATTCAACGAGATCACCAATTAAAAATCGCAGAATAGAGTTATACTCCATTTCTTCATCTTTACCGTCTCGCCCATGTATCTGCTGACACATTGGACGTCCCAAACCAGACATACGTATCCGCCACTCTGGGTTACGACTAAACTGTTTCTCGAGTGCTTGGCGGCAATCCTTTGCAAACTCCTCCATAACAGAAGAGGGGAGAGTTACCTCCCCCCTTACTGCTTTGTACAAGAAGTCTTTAACTAAAACTTCTGCAATCATTAGCCAAAGTCCGCCGCTAAATCAACTTCTTGTTCATTAGCTTTGGCTTTAATTGCCTCTGCATGTTGCTCCATAATCATTGTATTGGACGCCTTAACTGTGTCCTCAAACATCTCGAGCAGATTCATGTCAAGGTTGACCTTGGCTTCTTTATCCTGCGTAAACACCGGGGTAAAGTAGACAACGCTTCCCATCTTTTGACGCTGAGTAGACAGGTCAAACGATACTTTGTGCAAAGGTGTGTCACCTAATTTTTGCACTGCTTCACGTGCGGGTCTGAACCCAGAACGTTTAAAGTACGACATGACGGGAAAGTTTTTAACTTCAACACTCTTTCCTTCAGCGTTTTTACCTTTCATGCTAACCGTGCCGTAAAAGACTTGATTACATGTTGCTAGGCGTGAAGCTAAAGTTTGAGGGTGATCTTCACCCAAAGCTTCCTCGTCAGACTTGGTCAAGCGGCCACACTTGTTGCCTCCTGTGCTGTCTGGAAATTGATAATCGAGCGACTTCGTTTGAATCGAGCGGCTAGAAAACTTACCCTCCTCTTGATCCCAAACAGACCACTCATACATACGCATGTACGGATGAAAAGTTACATTGTCTGCATATACAAACTCCCCATCGTGATACACTTTCCACGTGCCTTTCTTTAGCGTGTGCCCGTCGTCCGTGTCGGTGTCGTAATTAATATTAAGACGTGCGAGTCCAGCCTTTGGCTGGTCCACTTCTGTCTGTCCAGAGGCTTTCAGAATTAACTCCTGATCGCCTGATTTGATTGCCTCAGATAGAGACATTACATTTGGTGCTTTAACGCTCACTTCGCCCATAACGCTCTCCTTAGTTAGCGTGTACTACTTCAGTGTCCAACCAATTTGGACCCATCTTAACCTCAACAGATATTGGCATATCGTAGTCAATGCCGTACCTGCGTTGGCACTCTTGTGGCAGAGACATCATCGACTCAACCACGAGATTAGTTACAGTATCCTCCTCCCCCGGAAAAATGTCAAGCACAATACTATCATGTACTGTGTTACAAATCACACTTTTTAATTCCTTACCTTTCATAGACTTAGAGAGATATACTAAAGCAATTGGTAAGAGATCGGCTGTTGCAAATCCCTGTACGGGGTAGTTACAAATCGCTGTGCGATTCGTTGCTGTGCCCCAATCTGTCCACTCACTTCCGGGAAACGCATACTGTCTTCCCGAGGGTAAAGTAATAAATCCTCTCTCAACAGCGTCACGTTGCAAATCCATGTGCCACTCTGTCACGCCAGCATACTTCTCTTTAAAAGTCCTGTAGTATCGCTGTTGGTCATCAGTACCTGTGGTACCCCCATAAAGAGGTTTAAATGTGTGTGCCTTAGCATCTTGGCGGGAACACCCAATAATCTCAGCAGTAACACTGTGTACATCAGTTTTCTCCTCCACATCGTGGTAGACCTGTGGGTCACTAGCTAGGTAGCCTGCTACTCTAAATTCAAGCTGACCGTAATCTGCCTCTAAGATTTTTCCTCCGTTAAAACGAGAGACCATTGCCCGTCGAATGGCGAAGGTAGAGCCACGGGGCATGTTCTGGAAGTTGGGGTTACGTGAACTGAGCCGTCCGGTTGCAGTAATACATTGCATGAAATCTGGATGCACGATGTCTTGGTCGTCACAATTGTTCTTGAGTCCTTCGACAAAGGTTGATAGGTAAGTTCGCAGTGCATTGTACCTTGAATAAGATTCGGCAAACTCTCGTGCGTCCCCTGACAGTTCGTCGAGCCGTTCTGCGAGTGTATCGTGGTCTGTTTTAAATCCTGCGGCGGCAGTGTCCCATGCGTCTCGCGGAATAATCTTGAAGCCTGCAATCTCTTTAGTCTTCGCATAGACCACTCCGTCACCTTTACACGCTTTACAGACACGTACCGCCTTACCCACTGTGCCGTCTTTCTTGATTACTCTCTTACGTCCCGTTCCGTTACACCCAGTACATTTAGATGCGATAGTTTTGTGCAGGACTTTCGTTTCTTCCTTAACGTACAGCGCAAATAATTTTTTTGTCATTTTTGTACGTTGTTTAGGCTTACGTGTAGCGCCCCGTAGTTCTGATCCTAGGTTAAAAATAGAAGACCAACGCTTCTTGTCAATAACCTTACGTGAGTAAAACAGCATCGAGCGGTCGTCTGCACTGTTGAGATTGATAGGGGTGTCACCCATCGCTTCTTCTGCCATACGCTGGAGTTTGATCTCCAGTTCGTTCATCTCGTCCCTGTATTCTTTCTCAATTTCACTGAGGGCAACTGGGTCTATCTGGATACCTGTCCTCTCGAGGTTCGCAAGGACGTCCGTCATCTCCAACGACAGGCGTAGGGTGTTCAACAATTTCGATGCCATAGGCTTTAATCTCCTTTAAAAGGTCTTGTGAGAATATCTCACCGTTACGGACAGAGTCCATTCCTTGAAGCATACCATTGTAATACTCCACTGTCGACAGGTCGTCATCCATGTCAGCTTCATTTCGTAAGAACTTGAGGATAATGACGGCAGACTCGTAGGTGATGCCACCCATCATTCCTTTATACGCAACTGGTTTCTTGCTCAATGTTTTATCTCCCTACGCATAGGTCTGTGAAACTTCAACCAGCATGGGGCGCACATATATTCTGGCTTGTCCCCAACTTTGGCATCAGCTTTTTTGCTACAGTAATCACACTTTACACGTTTTTCCATGCTTACTCCAAGGTTTTGTAATCATCCAGTGGCCGCGCTCTACTGGTCCTCTATACTCAATGTCCTCCGCTGTGAGCACCGTCTTTGCATTGTAACGAACTTCTTTACGCGGAGGCAAATTTCTCTTACGTCTGATAACACTTAGCATAGCGCGTACTGTTTCTGGCTTACGCCCTAATGCTTTACCCATATCACGCGCACTCGCGTTGTCTAGGTACATACTTATCAGAGTGTCAATGTGCTCCTCTGTCCACGGTACACCATTAGACATAAAACTCCTCCCACGTCACGTTATACTTCTCAGCCATTTGTTTCTGTGCTATCTCCCACGTTGCTTGAACGTCAGCGATACCATACTCCTCGACTATCTCCCACGGAATTTGTGCAAACGTCTTGCCGCTCTTGAGATAATCCTCCGTAAGGTCTTTCTTCTTTTCAGTAACCTCATACCTTTTCGCAAGGGCATCAAGCGAGAGAGGCCACTTACGTGCCCTAGCCAACACATATTCTGCAACCATCGTGTCATACACTTTACCTTCATACTTAAATCCGCATTCGCGTATCCAGTTCAGGTCGAACTTGATGTTGTGTCCGACAACTACATCCGCAAAGTCTAATGCGTGTTGAAATGTCTCAAAGCCATCGGGTGTTGGCTCACGCCCTTCATGGTGAAAGAAGATGTAATGCACCGGGCCATCATTAACCTTGTACCCAATACTAACAAGATGGTTGCCAAAATAAGGCAACGGTGTGTGCTTGCCGTTGGGCTTGAGTCGATGCGTACACTCAACGTCAAACGTCAAAATGTTCATTTAAATCTACCTCTATGATTTCTACGCCGATTTTCTTTTGTGGTTTACTTGGTATCCTAAAAATGCGAGAGCCATCTTTACGTCGACTCATGGTCTTAACGTCGATCAGTCGTACGTTACCTGTCACTGGATGCAAGGCAACGAGGTCCACGATACCTTGATCGGACACAGCCCAAAACACATCGTAGCCCTCTTGAACTAACTCAGTGGTCACAATTAACTCGCTTAACGTTCCTTTTGTCACCTTATGACCCGCCATCAAAGTCCTCCTCAGTAGGTTCATAGATATCTTCCTGATATTCTTCCGGAACAACTATCAAAGCATTCTGCTTTTCAAAGACGCCCCGGTACATGTCAATCTCTGCCATGATCTTGCCATGCCATCCGTTCTGCTTGTTCTTAGATACAAACACAGAACGCTGTGTATTATCAGGCGAACGGTCTCCTCGCCTGCCAATGCCAATGATTAGGTCAGCCTCGCCTGCCTTGCCTGTCTTTGAGTTGTCCAAGTATTGGTACTCAACGTCGAGCAAACCTTCCGCTTCGGCACTAGCCTGCGATACTCCCCACACAAGACACTTATTTCGTTTCGCAATTTCACGTGCCTGTAGGTATATTTCTTTGAGCTTCTCGTCGCCACGATTAAACTTCCCCGCAATCTTAACCTTGTCCAGTTGGTCTATAAAGATAATGTCTGGCTTGTTGATCTTGCACCAATCATCAATCTCCTGAATGGTCGTTCCAACACAGTCGAGAACACGTAACAAGCCATCATTCGCGACACGCCATAACGATGAATATTGCCCACGCCCCTCGTCAAGTTCTTTCCGCGTAACTTTAAAATAGCTTTGCACGATGCGTAGTTTAGTTCGTACAGCAGGCTCTTCGTTTCCCCACACCGCAACGGTAAACCCCTGCTTAACATATTTCTGCGCGAGGAAAGATACGAACGTAGTCTTGCCCGTTTCCGGTCTAGCAAAGATGATTCCAAAGTGCCCACGATCCAACCCCGGAACCCGTTTGGCAAGCGGCTCCCAGTTGAACGGAAAATCGGGAGTAATCGTAAGGGAGTCCAAAAGCTCTTCGACCCCCATGTCCACTTCCGTGTACGTCGTCTTTTCGCCAATCGAATCCTCCGCTGTAGACTCAATAAGTCGTTTGAGTTCTCCAAAGTTATTCTCCTTGCCTAAGAATATGTTTACGGACAGTTCTGAAATGACTTTAGCCCTGTGTCGCATCCAAAGATCACGTATGACTCTTTCTTGCAAATCAGTGTTCGTGCCAATGTCGTCATGCAATGTTTCAAAATGCTCCCAGTACCGTAGGCGAGTGCTGTCTGGTAGGGCGGGATTCTTTGAATCAAAATAAGCTTGTAGCTCGGCTCCTGTGAAGTCTGAGGCATACTCAGAATGAGCATCGACAAGTGCTGTCCAAATTGGTGCCCATTCTCCCTCAAACATGTCACGATGTAGTATGTTTTTGACTCGATCATAGCACTCTGTACGTAAGCAGAATGAAATGATCTTACTCTCAATTGATTGCTGTTCTGACGGTTCGTTCACGTTCTTCCTCTTGCATAGACTTCAAGTCTTTATCTAACATGGCAATGCCAGTGGGTACGAGAGTATTCAAGGCTCTCATGTATGTCAAGGCTTTGTCAGTCGCGTCTTTATCTAAGGCAATATATACCTTATTAAACGTTACTAGCTCTTGTATGTGTTCGTCACGCAAGGATGTGCCAAGTAGAGCATAGCCTGTAACCCAATCACTAATGCTGATAGCTGACGGTATGTCCTCCACTACAAATGCAGTACGTGAAGTACCTATGCGGAACCCGCCTCGATAGTTACCATACCGATACCATTTAGGTCTTGCGCCCGTGAGGGTGCGGCCCGCCCCATCAACGAGCTTGCCATCAGCATCATGTATTGGATAGACCAAACGGTCTTTTACGACATCATGATACAGATCCTCAAAGCGTCCGGACGTGTGGGCGAGATCAGCAAAATCCCTCGCACGTTGCGGTATGACGCGAGACCATGACTTTGGTTTTACGAACTCGACAGTTTGTCGTCGGGGCGCACTGAGTATGTCTGCGGCGTTATTAAGTGTGAGGGAAAACTTACCACCACTTGTATCGCAGTCTGCATGAAAGCAATTCCATAGCAACGTGCCGTTGACGTTAGATACGGAAAAGGTATTCTTGTGCCCACACTCTGGGCAGTCCATCCGGTGTGCTTCTCCGGACTGTAAGCCGAGCGACTCGGCGGTGTGTTGTGCATTCATAGGCAAAGCCTCCTCATATAGCGGGGTCGAGTGTAAAGACATATCCAAAAAGTTGTCAACACCTTTTAAAAATTTTGACTTCTTTTCGTATTTACTTTACGATCCGAACACCCCTGCCGGGGGTACACCCACCTAAACGTACTTAGTACGCAGACAAACCCTAAACGTTATTAGTACGCAGTCACCCCCCTATTATTAGGTAACGTTTTTTCTTGTACGACCAAAGTCTAGTGTACCTCGCGATAGAGGTAAGGTACTGTCTTGGTTCATTCACGAGACGGGAGTAAAGTTACGTGATTAAACGTATACATATTAATCAACATAATATCAGGCACAATGCAAAGAACCCCGACGACCTGAGGCCGGTAGTTACCGTAAAAACAAGCCGAAGCAATACGAAAGGGTTTGGCGTAACAATAAACGGACCTAGTAAGCTTGTCTATTCACCCGATAAGCCGTTAGCATGTGGCGCTAAAGTGTGGATCGAAACACGGGAACAAGTTACTGTAGATAATGAGGTGATTGAATGATTGCAGAACAATACCGAAACATACGACCCTATTTTGTCCACGCGGATCATATGCCGATGGTACGCCGGTGGTCTTGCATCCTGTTGGATCAAGACACAGAGAACCCGCCCTTTGAACCTTGCCGGTATTTTGTGGTAAATGTTTTTGCTGAAACAAAGGAACAGGTACTGGATTGTTTAGGTGACGAGTACCCGTGGTGCGATATTATGCACATTGATAAAGCAAGAGGCGGACTGACAGACGACGACCACCTCGAGGCATGGTTACAACACTACGACAACACGGAGCAAGTACCGCTACGGGAAGCACCGGGGACTGTACACACTACGGAGAAAAGATGATAACGGTAAGCAACGAAAACAAAACGCGGGTAGATTATCTTGTCTACAAACAAGTAAAGGAATGCAATGAGCTACTAAAAAAGGCGAGTGTTATTCTGCACGATACTGGTGACACTGATTCGACCACGTTGGATAATGCTATGTCGCATTTAACGTGCGCGGTTGATATGACGACCCGCTATATGGAGGAGAACGCATGAAAACTTTTACAGTGTGGGAACAATGTACCGCAACTAATATTTACACGGTACAGGCCGAGAGTGAACAGGAAGCGCGGGAGCTAGTCGCTGACGCTCAAATTGAACCGCGAGAGACTGATTACAGTGATTACGAGATAACTGAGGTACTAGAGGAAAAATGAAACCTAACACAATTTGCCATCCTGAAGCCTTAGCGGATTGGCGAGCGAACGACGAACTACCATCACAACAAAGGATCACAAGCAATGAGAATGGAAACAACAAGGTACAAAAAAAGCATCGTACGGAACTTGAAGGAATACTCGCACTCCGTCTTAAAGAAGCCATCGAGCGCGAAAATAGGAAGCGCGGGACGGTACGTAAAAAAAGGTAAACTGAAAGATGCCGAGGTTTATACCCTCACGTTAATCGAACGGGAAACTTGCCCGACCTCATGCGGACACTGGGACGATTGCTACGGAAATAATATGCCGTTTGCCCACCGGTTACAGCATGGCGAGGAACTCGAGCGCCGGTTGATTGTCGAGCTTGGCCAGAAGTGTAGTGCGGCCAGAAAAAAGGGACGCAAAGTATTGGTGCGCTTGCATGTCTTGGGGGACTTTTATAGTGTTGGCTATGTTGAGATGTGGCGCAAACTTCTGGTAGTACACAAGAATCTTTATGTGTGGGGTTATACTCACGTAACACCATCGGACAACCTGCAAATCTATCACCAGTTACAGCTAGCGCGGGACGGATTTCCCGAACGTTGGCACATACGTTGGAGCGATACTTGCGGAACGTTTAGCGCGAACAGTGAAAAACTGACAACCGATGGTATTGTGTGTCCAGAACAGGAGGGAAAAACGCAAGCCTGTACCACGTGCGCTCTGTGTTGGGATGCACCCGACAAAAACATTATTTTTAGGACCCACTAAGGATGGAAAATGTACCGCAAAAAATTGTCAACGCCACCCCAAAATATAGCCGACCTATATGCGGAAAGTCGTTTCAAAAAGTCGTCAACTGCCCCGTTTTTAA